AAAATCTACTATTCTACAATTTTTAACTTCAACATTACTTGAATCAGCAATGAAAAATCCATACTGAACATTGTTTCCAAAAATTGTATAGCCTTGACAATCAAATGTCACATCGTTTGCAGATATATAGTAGCAAAAAGTATTACCAGCTGGAGCATAAACATCATTGCTAATAGTATATGTACCGCTACTTGTTATAATTCCACATCCAGGAGTTGGACCAGTAGTAACTTCTAAATTTTCATAATCGTATTCTCCGCTCAAAAATTGACCGTCTAAATTCATGTCGAAGCAAGCATAATATCTATAAACTCCTGGATTAGTCGGAGCATTAAGCGTAGCAGAACATCCAGAGCCAGCAACTTCACAAGTTGCTAATGTGTCACCGTAAACACATCCTCTATAGTCTCTAATATATGCTACTCCACCACAGTTTGAAAGACCACTTATTATTGCGTTAAATTGAGCACCAGGATTCACTACAGAAGGATTAAGAGTAAGCGTTACAGTTCCGCTACAAGGCTCGGAAACGACCTCTACAGTTATAGTTTCATCATATTTACAATCAGCACAAGTTGACCTAATTTGCAAATTGTAACTTCCTGTGTTTACGTTGTTTGTATTTATATTTACTATAACAGCACATATTCCATTTTCTGCACCAAAATTACATTGAGAAGTATCGAAAGAAACGCTAAATCCGGATGGAGCTGAAACTACCTGGAAGTTTGGTTGAACTATTCTTGAATTCCATGCAAGATGCCAGTTTATTGTTCTTGTATCTGTTGGAGCCATGTATATTCTATTTACTTCAAGCTGGGCACATAAGTAAGGTTGTGGGTCCGCTAAAGGATAGTTATCGATAAAATTCGTTCCAGGAATTTGATAAGCAAAATCACAAAAGCTATCTCTATTATCGTTTCTACAGTTTCGAGAATAATCATACCAGTAGTTTCCTCCTATTCTACATCCTTGTAAATAATTAGTCCAACATCTTCCGGGAGCAGAAGGAGTTACCCAAAAAACTAGGTTATGCGTTCCTGTAACCACTACATCACCACGATAAAATGCGTTATTGTAAATTCTACCAGTTACTTGACCTCCATACACATTAAGACTTCTAGAAAAACAATTAAATGTGGAATCATGAATATCAATAAATTCTATTCCTGAAAGACGCATACAAGTTTTGTCAGCAATGAGTCTAGTTTTTTCAATAACTACATATCCGCTATAATAAATTCCTATACCTACCTCAGCATTAATAACGCTTACATTCAAAATACCAGCAATATCGCCATACGTTAATGCTATTCCCATGCTATCGTCAATATTATTAGCATCTATTGTAACATTTCTTATTGTTACTCTCCCGTGCACGCCTATTGCTATGTAAAAGTTCTCTAATCGACAATTATGTATTTGAATGCCAGTTCTGTAACCAGGAGCACTTGTCTCGTTAATAGTAATGATTCCGAAACCGTCTCCAGGTCCGTATATTGTATGATGTCTACAATCTAGCACAACGCTGCTTGCATTTATGATTATACAAGGGGCAGTTGGAGAAGCATATAAATCATTTGTAAGATAATAATCTCCTGGAGAACTAATGACAGTACACGCACTTATTTCATCTGCTCTTATTGGTATTAAAATAAACATTATCGCTATTAAAACTGTCAGACCAATTTTCATATTTTTTCTTATCTTCAACATTTAAATCACTTTTTTCTGAAGAACATCACTCCACCAATTATCAAAACTATTAAAATCAAAATAACCCACCAATTTATAATTCCGCCAAATAAAGCGTATGTAATTATTATTCCAAGAAATGTTATTATAAATGCGTATCCATTCGCCCTCAACATACTTTCAATTTTCGCAGCGACAGCTAGTCCAAAAACTAAGATGAAGAATAAAGGATTTCCGAGAAGCATTGGAATTATATTCAAAAATTCAGCTGGAGGGACAATTATTGGGTACTCTGGTAATGGAGCAACGATTTCTTGAAGAACATATCCTGTCCAATCTGAATAAACATAGTGTTTATTTCCTATTGTAACTCTATTAAGAACATCCAAATTCTTATTTAGTCTCACCAATTGCCCGTCATAACAAGCAACCCAAACATTATCATAATAATCTAAACCAATACCAATTGGATTTCCACAAACTCCAGAAATTTGTTTAATAATATTTCCATTTTTATTGTATTTCCAAACTTCTCCATAATTCGAACCAACAACATAGATATTGTCTTCTCTATCTACAGTAATTCCCCTTCCTGTATAAGGACCGCTAACTGACCATATGGTTGAACCGTCTAAACCGATTTTTCTAACTATAGAGCTTGTCCATCCAGAAAATACAATACCGTCTCCAGCAACTGTTGGAGTTATAGTATAGACAGGAATCCCTTGGTGGTAGAAATCGACTCTATCAGTTCCTGGGTCGTATTTTGCAACACCATTATTCGAGATGCAAGAAATCCAAACATATCCATTTTTATCAACCATACAACCATATGGATTACAATTAATCAAATCTATTCCTTTTAATATTTCTCCGTCTCTGCTAACATAGAAAAGTTTTCGATAACCATACAAGCCAGCATAAACATTATCGTTCGCATCAACGCAAACAGCTCTAACACCGTTTGCACCGCCAATTTGCATCAATATTGTTTTGTTTGAATACAAGTTGAAGGAGTCATCTCCGTAGACTTCAAGCATTATTCTACTCCAATCTACTCTCTTAACTCTTACTTCAATTCTTACATAAAAATCACAATAGTTGCAACTCGGCCAGTGGTCTTCAGAATACCAATTATTGAAAGGTGTATTAGCTCTCGAAATTATTGTCTGAAAATTAGAATTACAATCGCTGTATATACCAGATTTATATGCATAAACCTCTATATTGCCATAATCTCCATTAGTTTCGATATAATTAACACTCTCATCTGGCATTTCTATTTTAAATCTAAATTTACAAATTTCATCACCAGCAGCTTCCGTGCACCAAACAGCAAATGTATAACTATCTGCTTCTCTTAAAATAGCAGTTAAATCTATTGTCCCAATTCGGGCACCACTACAATGACAGCCGGCACATCCAATTCTATCAATCTGATACGAACCGATTGGAAGTAAAACTTCTTCTAATATACACTCATCTTCTTCAAATCGAACCATTTCGATATCATCTATTATGCCATTGTCGTTCGTATCTCTTGCAGTATCAATTACACCATTTCTGTTTCTATCTACGCAAGTTCCCTTTCCAAGATTTCCAACTTTGACTAAACTGTTAGTATCTCTATTTCCAATCCAAGCATTTCCATAGTGGTCTATTGCTGTTCTTGAAGGATTTCCATAATAACCATATGGAACAGTATAATGTCTTGATACTTCTTTTGGATTCGATGGGTCGGTTATGTTTATTTCAGAAATGGAATTATATCCTTCTGAGTTTGGAACAAAAAGATAAACATACCTTACGATTTGAGCGTTTGCTATCTTCAGTAATAAAAGAAATGTTATAGCTATTAAAATCGCTTTATACTTCATAAACTATTTTTGTCCTTAAAAATAAAAATGAGAGGGAGGTGGGCTCCTTAGAAGAAGAGCCCGATTAGGAAGAACAAAAGTCCTGCACCAACTACTGTTCCACCAATTGCAGCGGTAACTAATGGAATTGTTGAGTTAGCTAATGCTGGCATTATTACTTGCTGGGCAACTGTCAATGCTATGGAGAAGCCCACTACTCCCAAGATGAAACCCTTAACATATTCTTTAACTTCTGCCATCTTTTTCACCTAAGTAGAGCTTAGAAAATCCATTTAAAAATATTTATATAAATGTTTAAACACATAAACATTTATATGGCTGGGTTCAGATTTATAAGTATGAAGACTGTTGAGTTTTTCGTCGAAGCACTGCAGAAAGGAGAATTAAGTTATAAGACACAAACGGCATACGACAATAGACTTTCCTGGATTTTAAACACAAACAAGTTAAAGGATTTGGGGTTAATAGAAGAAGTTAGAAAAAAGCACACGAATGAAAAATTTTACAAGTTAACTGAAAAAGGAAAAAGAATTGCGAACATTTTCTTTTTGCTTGAAAAAGAAATGAAGGAGTTGGGATTGTATGAAGGTTAAAGTGCAAATATTCCACAGCGACTATACTTGCGAAATAGTAAATGCCGATTTAAAAAACGAAGAAATAGTGGTCGGTCCATATAGGTTCAGCGCAAAGAAAGTTAGACCTTTTATAATCAATAAGCTTGGCATATTTTCGCAACCACTTTACATTTTCAAGAGCGTTAGCATGGTTCCCCTTGCTTTTGAACCCGTGGAAGAAGTTTTCGACAAGTATTCCGTAACTTACATAGAACCAATACAAGATTTGAAGTTCTACGAGAGAGACTTGAGGTTTAATGCTGAGTTTGCTAAAGACATAAGCAACATGACTTTCTTAAAAGAGCTGATGAAATATGTGGGTGCGACTGAAGAAAAAGCGTTCGAGTGGAAAAAATTATTCCTAATAATTGGTGCGTTGTTGGTAATTTTTGGTATATTTTTTGTATTTTCAAGTCCGGAAACAATTGCGTGGCTGAGAAAAGCTTTGAACTTGCCTATATAGGTGGTTGAATGGAAAAACAAGAAGATAAGAGAAGAATACTTGAAAGGGGAGTTGTAGGACCAGAAGAAGCGATAGCCCGTATTGGTTTAGAGTTGCTTTACGCTGATGATGAACAGCTTAAAAGCTTGTCTGATTTAACCCCAAAAGAAGTATTTTACTTAACTGCTTTAACGAATATTGCCGAATTTTATGATTCGGATGTTATGAAGAATTTCATAATGAACTTTTTGAAGTTTAGAATGTCGAGAACAAGATTGGGTAGGAAAGAGATGTTGATATTTGCTACTGGATTAAGGGAAGCGACCGAGGAAGCAAGGAAAGGCAAAGGTCTGACTTCCCTAATGTCTGGATTAGCATAAGGAGGTGGAAAAATCGTGGCTCAAGGTCAAACAACTGAAAAAGTTAGCGAAGCTTTAGAGCAAGCATATTATGGTCCTTTGAAAAATGAAGAAGAACAAGAAAAAAAGAGTTTGCTTGAAATGTTAATAGACTTCATAAAAGCAAAGAAGAGTGCATCAGCGCCTAAACTTGAGCAAGCGGTGTCGTAAATGCTAGATGAAGAGAAGAGCTTCCTTGAAATGCTGTTGGATTATATTAAAAAGAAGAAGGAAGCGATGAAAGGAAAACTGGAAGGTGCAATTGAATGAAGTTTTTGATAGCAAAAAAAATAGAAGAAAGGGGATTTATATTCAAGAAAAGGGAAGCCGAAAAGCTCAGCGATGAAGAAATAAACAAAATTATTGAGTCTCTAAAAAAATTTGAAGAGATGGTAAAAGAAGAGTGGAAAAATATGAAACTCCCTGGAAGCCTCGAGTTCGATTATAAAGTTGTTGATGGAACTATAGAGTTTGATGTGAAGTTCCCAGGAATATTGAATACGTTATCAAGGTTATCTCCTAATAAATCTCAAATGGCTAAAAATCTAAATAATTTTATAAGAGATGTAGCTGGGGTAGATTGCGAGGTGGTGTGATAAATGGTTTTGATTGCAATAGTTGGCGAGCTTGGTGCTGGAAAAACTCTTACTATGACTTATCTGCTTTGGAAGCAGTGGTTTGCAAACGGAACGAAAGTTTTTGCTAACTACCATCTCTATAAAATACCCTACATGTTTGTCGGCTCGATGAAAACATTCAATTCGATAAGAGAAGGAGCTTTTGGTGGGGATGAGCTTTGGTTAAATGCCGATTCAAGAAGCCACTCGTTAGCTAAGGTATTCGTAACAAACACACTAGCAAGAAGTAGAAAAAGAGGGCTAACAATTTATTATACAACGCAATTGCTTGACAGTATTGACAAAAGAATAAAGAAAGTTACAGATTTCATGGCTTTGCCGGTTTTGAATAAAGAAGAAACGGTGTGCGAAGTGTTTTTCTTCAAGGGAACTTCTGGAAAACCAACGACATTTATGAAGAGAATGTATTTTATGGCTGACCCAGTTAAGGAAATGTATGATACTAATGAAGAAGTTATGCCGTGGCCGGAAGACGAAAGCGAATCAACATATACAGAAGATGGGAAAATAATTTTCCAGGAAAGTAAAGATGCGGAAATGGTGTTTTTCGACACTTGGGAAGAAGCCTTTCAATACGCGTATGAGTGGTATAAAAAAACAAGATGGTTGGAAAAATCCATATGGTGGTAAATTTGGGAATACTTGGAGCTCATCTATCTGAAAGGTTTAGATTAGTTAGAGATATAATAATATTTGCCCTTTCAATTTACGCCCTATATAGCATACAAAATTTTTATACTAAGGGGGTTTTCGATGGAATTTCAACTGGTATTAATCTAAACTCTTGCTTTAATCCCTTATTAGACACATATAAGGAAACAATTTGCTATCAAACTCCAAACTGCACTTTATACTGCAACGAAATTACATATGAAAGAAAGCTTTATGAAGCAAACGCGCCTTTCGTTCCCTACGAATTTGTGTTGAAAGACGTTAAAAAATATTGCTTAAATGATTTGAGTGGTAAAAAATTCATGGTGGTTGAATGAAAAATAGCTACGAAATTTTTATAAGGAAACCTTTTGCTGGAATAATGATTTCCCTTCTTGAATCTCCAAAAAACATACTAGAGCTGTCGAAAGACATAAACGTTACTTATTCCCACGTGCACATGCTTTTGGATGTATTGCTGGAGCTCGGACTAGTTGAAATTGAAAAGAATGGTAGAGATAATATAGTAAAGCTCACCGATGTTGGAATTAGCGTTGCAAAGGATGTAAAAGAAATTTTAAAAGCCTTTATAATAGAAGGAGGTTTGAAATGAACAAAGGAATTTTAGAATTCCTTATCATAGCAATTCTAATAACTTTTTCAATAATCTTTCTGCTTTTCATTCCAATTTACGAATACGATAACAAACCTTGTGAAGAACTTGGAATGAAGCTTGGAGTTAAAATTAATAACCACACATATTGCTTGCCGAAGTTTATAAGAATTACCGAGTAGTAACTTCGACAAGTTCGGCTCTTTTGCACCTGATTAAATAGTTAGCAGTCTCTTTATCAGTAAAAATTATAGTCCCTGCTTTGCAAGGCGGGTGAACTTTAAGCTGGCAGTCAACCCACTCTTTCGAGACATCAACAAGCATTCTTATAGCAACTGTATTCCCATTTTTTACAAACTTAACTAAACTCATAAGCAACACCCAAAACTCCACACATTTTCTTAACCATTGCCAAATCATCTCGAATGTTTTTAACGACTTTCTCCTTACCAAGATTTTTAAATCTTTCAAGATTGCTTTTCTTTATCTCGATATACTTTTTAACAAGTTCTTTTTCCTCTTCAGTTAAATCTGCCTTTTTGTAAATCTTCTCGTAGTATTTGTTTTTTATCCACCTTAGGCTAACTAACTCCATTATCTCACCCTTTCTATTTTTTGAAATAGTGCTATTAGCAGAAATCCAAAAGATGAGAATAGAAAGACGAAGGAAAAGAAAAGCTCGGAAAGTCCTATGTTATACAAATCCAAAATCGAAACGCTAATGCCAGTTAAAGTTGTATCGTAAAATTCAACACCAGTTGTCTGCTTAACTATAACAAGATTTAGAGCAGTATCAATATCTCTGTATCCTTTAACAAGAAGGAAAGTTCCAAGTATAAATAGAACAACTGAAAAGAAGATATAGAAATGCTCTCTAATCATTAAATCACCTAAATTATGAAAGTGTCTGAAGAATTTAAAATGAAAAGCTTCATCCTTTCTCTCGTTATCGCAACACCATACCAAGTTATTGCTGAATAAGTATTGAAAGTTCTTTTTAGATACGAAGTTATTTTTGGATAGACCAAAACGCTGTCAAAAGTCAATCCTTGAGATGAGTGAACAGTAGATATAATTATCGGCTTTCTTCCAGTCCTTACAGCTCTCTCAAGAGCATACCCAAATACAGGATTATCCATTTTGATTTTTGAGATGATGAAATCGAAGCTGTATTCATAAACTTTTGGCAACTCTAAAGTTTCAAGTTTTAAGCCAGCGTATTTATTTATTAGCTGAAAGTCTTCGAAGGAGCACTTTCTGTTTATGAAGTTTATCAAAGCATTCCTCAACCTTATTTTTTCTTCATCCCATATTCCCCTTTCTATTTTCTCCAAACCGCTTCTAACTAAAAAAGGAACTCCCATTTCAATTAAAAAGCTTGAAATTCTCTTTATCGCATCGTTGGAAAATGTAATCAAAATATCTGCCTTCTCCAAAACTAAACCTAAATTTCCATAATCAACAATTCTTACCTCTCCGCCTTTAATGTTGGAAAAAGTTTCTTCCCAAATCGGATTAATTCTCTTGTAAACCTTATTAACATAGTTTACAATATTTTCAGTCATCCTCTTGTTTTCCTTCAAAACTTCAACTTTATCGAATTTTTTAATGTAGTCCATTAAGTAGTTCAAATCTGCAGAAAGCGGATTTATTGCTTGCGTTGGGTCGCAAGTCGAAAAGAAATTCTTAGTTTTCATTATCTTTCTAATGTATTCAAGAACGAATTTTGGAGCAGTTTGGCTTTCGTCAACAGCAATTAAGTCGTATTCTTCAACGCTTGTTCCAGCATTCAAAATCATATCGTCGAAATCAATCATATCTTGAGAATCTTTAATTTGCTCCCTTTCAATAAGAATTTTGTAAACTATTTCTTCCTTTATTGTTAATTGAATTTCTCTCGAGAATTTAAGAATCAGCTCAAGAGCTTTGTTGTTTTTTAGCTCATTGACCTTCATATTAGTTTCGTTTATAATCTTTCTTCTGACGTAATCAATCTTGTTCCCTACTGGCATATAAATAAAATCTACTATTC